CGTGTGGAAGGCTTTTCGTACTTCGAGCAGGCAAAATAAACATCATAGTGCTTGCTTAAAAGGGATTGTATTTCTTGGTCTGCTTCTACCAGCGTCTGTACAAAGACCTGTTTGGGCAGTCCTTTTTTCTTCAAGCCGACAATGCAGTACCACCCCTCTGTGGATAGCACCGCCGACAATAGGTCTGTTGTAGCCATTCCTAATCCAAGTGGACTTTAGTTTTAAGTTTCGCAATGACTTCCTCAATCTTCTCAATCTGTTTTTTGCGAGGCATTTCTTGACCCTTAAACCACTTGTATACGGTCATACGGCTTACGCCGAAGAACTGTGCTGCGTCCGAGACTGGGATATCTTGAGCAATACACAACCTCCCCAGCATGACACCGGGGTGGGTTGCGATTGCGCGTTTGTTAGTTTCTATTAGCCGAAACGAGTAGCCGCGTGTTTCTGCCATGCTTACTCATCGTCGGTAGACCACTCATTGAGGACATCAGCAAATTCTTTCTTGGCTGCTGGCTCAACATTTTTCTTAGCCGTTTTCTTGGTCGGCTCGGCTATTTCGTCAGCAACATCTACCCGCTTTGCCGATACCGATATGGTCTTTGACTTCGGCCCATCAGTTTGCGTTGGGGTTTGTACGACTGCAGACTTAGCAGCCGGACTGTTACCTTTCTCCTTAGCAACTGACCACTCTTCACGCTCCAAAAACCTAACCGGCTTAAAGGTCAGCTTGGGGGTTGCACTGTCCGAGTCAAACTTCATCTCGGTGACTAGGGTGTTGATGTTCTTGCCTTGCGACCCTACATACTTAGCGTACTGCTGGAAGGGCATCTTATCCAAATCGCCACGACCAAAGATTGAAGTAGAAGGCAGCGTTAGTTGGAATACGTCTCCACCTATGTCGCTCTCAAGAACCACAGCAAGCCTTTGTTGGAACCGGCAAGCGCGGGAGTCGCCCGAACCAGACCCTTTAATGTTTTGGGGGCACCCATCACAGGTCTTATTTTGTGCAGACTCGATACTTGAGTCAGGCGTAATACCGTCGTTTGACCAGCAGTCAGGCGCAACCGACTCTCCAGCAACATAAGCACCAGAGTAAAACTGTCGGGATACGTGCGGATTGCCGTTAACAATAACTACGTTCATCGCACGGTTTTCGTTCTTAGCAATCTCTTCACCGCTAACCATCATGCGGAATACACCGCCACGAATAGAAATACGTTTTAGTGCTGTATTACCCGCCAAAGACTTAGTTAAGTCATCAAGTTCAACTTCTTTAAGGTAGTCGGGCAGATTTTGATTAAACAAAGCAACGTTGCTCATTATTTTCTCCTAATGGTGATTTCGTACTCTTGATCCACATTTAATCCCGGTGGATGCACATCGGGTCGATCCTCTAAAAACTCACGCATATTTGTTTGATGTATGCGCTTTTCCAACAACTCCATAGCACCATGTTCACGCATGAAGCCGTAGAAACTTTCCCAATCATTAGTCCAGTACCGATTCTTAATTGTTCGGTAGGCTGTGCCATTCTCGGTTTTAAAACTTGTGACGCCGGTTTCTTTAGATATCTTTAGCAACTCTTCTTTCAGAGTTCGCATCTGTTCATCAAGGGTCGCAATTTTACCATCGTACTCGCGTGTTAAATCTTCTTTAGCGTTACGAATTTTGATGTAAACGGCGACGATTTTATCTATGGCTTTATCCATATATGTCCTCTTGGTTGTTTTTTACTATTGTATCTAAAAACTGTACTTTGTCAAGTATCTAATTCTTTTTTGTACAAATCAATTATCTTAGTGTGGAAATCTAATTTGCTCTGCAGCATCGCATACAACTTTGTTTCTACAGGACTACCTTCGATATGCACCACAGTTACAGGATTCTTTTGTCCTTGCCTGTGCGCACGCGAGTTAGCCTGCAAGTATGTCTCGATAGATGTCACTGGGGCATACCATATAACAACGTTTGCAGCAGTTAATGTTACTCCATGTGCAGCGGCTTGTGGCTGTATTAATAAAACTTTGGGGTTAGGGTTTTCCTGAAAGCGCTTGAAGATGTCTGTGCGTTTATTGACGCTTACAGAGCCGTTAATAACCTCCGACTCTATCCCTTGTTTGGTGAGGTAATCTTTTAGTAGATTAATAGTGTGAGTAAAAGGTACGAAAATCAATACCTTATGTGAGGCTTCTTCAACTACTTCTTGAATTACCTTGAGACGGTTTGATACATCGAATTCAATTACGTTGCCGTTGTCGGTGTAGACCGCACCGCCTGAAATCTGTAGTAATTTAGTCAGGCTTGAGGCGGCGTTGACAGCCGATACCTCTTCTCCAGCAGCGGCAATAAGCATATCTTTCTTTAACTGCCGGTAGTATTTCTCTTGCTGCGGGGTCATGGGGACATACCGAGATGTGTAAAGCATTTCCGGCAAGTCAAGGCATTCTTCTTTCGTATACCGAATGGCTGGCTGCAACAGGTCATGCACGACTTCGTTTGCTTTCGGCTTTGGTATCCACTTAAACCTAGTCAATTGATACATAACAGTATCTCTAAATCCACCCAAGGTCATCGGCGCTCTTTCGGGTACGCACAATTTGACAAGCCCGTAAGCATCAAGCGGGGACTGCGCAGCAGGAGTGCCGGTCATCATCCATAGCCATGTGGTTGGTTGGATAATATCTTTCATTATCTTGAAACGCTGAGTGCGGGAACTCTTATAGGCGTTTGCCTCGTCAATAATGATTAGGTCAAACTTCCCATTTTTGATATCGTCTTTTACAACCTCTACCCCATCAAAATTAATAATGACGTAGTCTGCCCCGCCGTTGATGATTTCGGCTCTTTTCTGCTTGGCTCCATAAGCAACGTCTACGTGCCTGTGGATTGCAAACTTAAATAGGTCTGCTTGCCATGCAGATTGCATAATAGATAAGGGACAGATAACTAGCACTCGACGGATAATCTTTGCATCCATCAGGTAGTCAGAAGCCCATATGGCAGAGGCCGTTTTGCCAGTGCCCTGCTCGTTAAAGCAGAACGCCCGTTTGTGTAGGGTCAGAAACGATGCTGTGTCTTTTTGATGCTCCATTGGCTTATGCAGCCCCGGCCAATCGTAGTCACGCTGAATTGGGGACGGTACTTTTTTAATCCGTAACTTACGCAAAGCTTGGGCTTCAGACAGCCCCCAGTTGACGGCTACCTCACTAACTTCCCCCTCTTTTTGTACAACTTTGCTCTTCTTAATTGTTTCTGTAATACGGCTAGGAAACTTAGTCTTAACCAGCAGTATCCGGTCATTTATTATTTGCACGCTTCTTTTCCCGTGGGCTAACTTCTGAAATTAACTTCTGTTTGGAGTCACGATCAAACGAACGATTATTGGCTGCTGACGTAACTTTTAAACCGTCTTTATGTGAACCACCTTTAGACAGCGCCTTAACGTGGTGTACGTCTTTGCCATCCCCCTTGCTAACTTTGCCAGCCTTTTCCATGATTCGCCGTGCTCGGTTGCGCTCGGCACGTTTCTTTTTAACCATCTCGGTGCCATCATAGTTTTCGTATTCTTGCTTGTAGTTGCGGTCAGCTTTGTTTGCGTAGGGCATGGTAGTCTCCTAATAAGGTTTCCCAAATTGTGGATTATTTTTGATACCTAAGTCAAGGGACAGCCTCTCGTTCTCATCCTTGACCCTGTGGTATGCCTGTCTTAAATGCTCAACTTCTTTGTGTAACCGCTCGATTTCGGCTTTGTATTCAACGGGTATAAGGTAAAGAGGGTCGGTATATTCTTCGTTTTTAAACGACGCAACGTGCCCGTATTTGTTCATCCAAACTAGGGGAGTCATTCTTTCACCTTATAAAACTTCTTGGAACCCATTCGTATTAAGTCCGCGATACCGTTCTCAACAAACCTGTTTAAGGTACGACCTACTTTGCCCTCGCTTGCAATCCATTCCCTTGCAATAGTCTTTGCCTGAACGGGAGTTTTGGGGTGAGAAAGTAGATACTTCCACACCTTCTCTTCAAAATTGGTCATCTCAATTGCCACTGTTCTTCTCCTGTAACCATCTATCTACATCCGCTACCAAACCATAAAGTTCTTGTAATAACTCGGGGCTTGGGTCGGTTATGTTTTCACTAATTAATTGAATTACTTCGTTTACATTTAGTTCTTGCCATTCACGATTCTTCATGTGTTCTTCTCCTTTAGTTTGGTTTCTAATATATTTTCTTCATCCTCATCTAGTTTTTCAAGTTCTGCTTCGTAAGCCTTGGTTAGGTCTAGTATGTTTTCTTTACGTCGCATCCATTCATAGTTATATCTAAAGTTTCGGCGCTTAATCGGGTCAAACTGAGCAATCTTTCTATTCATGTCAAACATCAACTTCAATAATCTTTCACGAAACTGCTGAGGATCTATGTCTAAAATGCTCAAATAAGTATCAGAATGCTGGAACAAAAAGTAGATTGCAGAAATTGCCTCATCTGTGGGTATACGCAGTCTCCCTAGTCTGCGGGGTTTTGATTGCGCATCTTGAATCGCTAAAGCCACAACTGCAGATAGCAACCTACGATTGGCTGTACCCTGTGCCCTGTAGTCTAGTTCGTATGACATGCTATTGCTCCTTTTGCAACTCAATTAATTTTTCAAGGTAGTGCGCGGCTTTATTTAAATCATCAACGCCACCTTTGCTTTGCCACCGAGAAACGTACTTAATAATGTTGCCCTCAAAGTACCCGATGTTGTTGGCAGCTATGTAATCCCAAGGCTGAATAGACTTGTCCTTGTAATGCGTACCGCCAACCTGTTCATCATTTGCGCTCATGGAAACACAATTCTCCTTATCTTGGTTTGTTTTCTAGCCCACTTAAGAATTAGTTCATGCTCTTTTGGAGTCTTAAAGGGCCACGCTAATTTACGCATTTCATAAGGTACATCATTTAAAGGGAAAGTAACCTCTTCAACTTTGGGGGTTTTCTTGGCTGTCATCTCCATTGTCCTTTTCCATTGTGCTCACAGTCTTTTACGTGGCAAAACTTTCTGCATGTGAAGTTCGGTCTTGCGTTCCATACGTCGTTTGTCATAGCAGCCTCAAGCCTTTGAATCTCAGGCAACCATCGCCCCCACGCATCTTCTTGTATGTTGTTTACAAATGAGGCTTTGACTAAGTCTTGGGCTACAACAAATACCAACCCTGCTTTTATCGACTGCACATGGGGGAAGTGCTTGAAAACTAATAGCGCCAGAAGTTCTAACTGTTTAGTATCAGCATACTGAGAAGACTTGCCCGTCTTGTAGTCCACAAGGTGAGCATGATCGCCATCAATAATTAGCAAGTCAGCGATACCTCTGAACCACACATTCTCATCTTTAAACCCAACCGGCTCAAAGTCTTTAGTCAGCCCCATCTCGTACTCACACAACTTAATACCGGGAAGCGCCTTGAGCGCATCTAGCGTCGGCTTTATGAAAGCGTATTTGGGGTCTAGTGACTTGTCCCCACATACATAATCTTCGGCTGCTTTGTGAACCTCTGTGCCATAGTCAAGATGTGGAGTCGGCGGTTCAACAATATCTTTGACAATCCGCATTCGATAATACTTGCGAGGGCATTGCTGAAACAGGGAGATGCTGCTGTATGACCAAGTATATTTCATTCTTTGATATGGCTTTTAACAGCCGCCCTCATTAGCCGCAGTTCAACGATTGCTTGCTCGATTGTAGATGCTGCTGCTACATGGTCATTCTCAAGTAAGTGTACGTGGATTTCTTTTAATAACTCTTTTACTTTCAATTCGTGAGCCGTGTAATTTAATGCTGTGTCTATTTTCATAGTTGCACCCTGTAATGACGCTACATTGTTATATGCTTGCACACCTCTAACATTCACCATAACTATCTCCATGTCCAATTTCACACGATAAGGGCAAAGTCTCTGCCCATTTTGGTCGCCACTTCATACATTCGGTAATGTATTTTGTCGCTTCATCCACTTCTTCTTTCTTAACAACGCACGCAATTGCGTCGTGCACCGTAAGAACAACTCGGTATTTCTTAGATATCCGAAGCATCTGTTCACCGATTACGCAACGGGCTACGGCTTGGCAGATGTTCTCCACCACCTTACCGCCATAAATCTTGGTTGTACCCTTGCGGGTGTTGTATATATAGTGCCTTTCCCACACCCCACTCTTGGGGTTCTGCTCTTCAATTGCACGCAGATTCATGTACTTCAAAGGCAGTCCGCTTGGTAGATCAAACCCAACTCCGGGGAGCAAACTTACTGCCTGTGGTTGCGTACCAAAATCACAAGTCTTAAGATCCTCACTAGCCAAAGCATCTAGACATTTTTCGGCTTGTGCCCACAAGTTCGGTATCCTTGGGTATACCCCACGATAGGTATCAACAATGTGTTTACAGAGTGGGTCGGTCATCTCAACGCCAAAAGTTTTTAACTGTGCCTGAAACTTTTTCCACCCCATGCCATAGCCTGCGCCCAAGATGGTTGTTTTACCCACAAATCGCTCTGCGGTAGTGATCTTGTCAATCGGCCTGTGGTAAATCCTAGATGCCATGATTCTGTAAACATCTTCGCCGTTTTCAAATGCATCTACCAAATCAGTCTGCCCCGCTAACCAAGCAACAGTCCGTGCCTCAATCTGAGAGGAGTCGGCATCGATTAGTACATAGCCTTCGGGCGGGATGATGGCATCTTTGAGTTTGGATTTCCTTGGCAGGTTCTGAAGATTAACTTTGTCGTCTCCACCCCATCTGCCTGTGTGCGCAGCGTAGTATCGTAGGGGGACAGGGAGGCTCCCGCGCTTCGCTATTGAAATAAATCGTTCTGTCCTTGTCTCTTCCAAAGTGCTTTTTGCCCCAAGTCGAGCAGCCACTAACGCCTGTACTTCTTCGTTTGGGTGCTCTGCTAGATCTTTAAAACCGTTGTCACTCTTGGCTAATGCCAACGCCACTTTGCCTGTGGTAGGGCTAATCTTAGTCGGGGGGCGCACACCCAAGGCTGCTAGTTTCATAGCAAACTTTTGATTACTCATCAATGTCTCGCGGTCAGACATGGCCTTCTCAATCAATGCTTCTTTGCGGTGTTTAACTTCCCCCAAGTGCTGTTCAAGCATGGGTAGGTTCAACTGTAATACGGGGTCAGTAAACATCTTCAAAGTTAGATCAATTAACTTAAGCTCCTTAAGTTTGTAGTTCTGCTTCAGGATGTTGTAGATGTTGTAGCAAAGGTCTACGTCATTGCAACAATACTTGCCGTACTGTGCTAGTTCTTCGGGGGTAAAGTTGACCCGTCGTTTACCCATAGCCATGATGACCTCGTTGCCCTTTTGGCCTACCCCGAGACGATCTGCAAGTTTTGCAAGGCTATTTGATACTTCGTTGTCAATCGCCCTAGCCATGCACAAGGTGTCTAGCCATGCCATAGGTTTGATACCAAACTTCCAAGTAAGGATCGCGCCATCGAACATGGTGTTATGCGCCAAGACAAACGCCTCAGACCACTTAAACTTACCTAGGAAATGCATGGTCTCAGAGTATGTACCGCTAAACCATTCTGTCTCGGCATCGTCAACCTTTACGCCAACCCCTATCACTTCAAAGTTGTCGTCACGCACATACTCTTCTGTGGTCATTTTTGAGAGCGAAAACTCTCTGTCGTAATACGTCTCAAAATCTACGCTAATAATCATATGTTTGTTTCTTAGTTTTTGCGACTACGCGGGATACAGCATCAAAGAAATAATTAGGTGAGTCTTTTGATTCATTATGCATAATGGTAGCCATAATGGCTTCTCGCGTAGCCTGACGCTTTAACCTAACGTATTTGCGCTTTATTAGAAACTTTTCAATCCAATTAAAACGACCTTCCAACAATATACTGTTCCACTTAGTTTCTACATGACGTGACTCAAAAGGGTGTACAAACTCTTCGGGGCACATGTCCATGCGCTCAAGCAATATGCGCACTTGGGGGCTAACAAACCTATCACGCATCGCTGCCCATCCTTTTCTCAGGAACGGTCATCATATTTAGCCAAATCTCGATGTCCTTCACATTCTCTTCGTTGATGACAAAAACCTGACCGCCTGAGTCACGAATCCGTTGGAGTTCTTTTTCCTGTAACGCGGTAGGGCGCTTGTTCCCCGCCTTGCACTCGATGGCAAAGAAGTAACCTCGGTAGCAGCCAATGATGTCGGGAACGCCACTTCGACCATAACCGCCCGTTGCGGGCATGAAGTGATAGACCTTATTGATTTCCAAGATGCGACGGATTCGCGCCTTGACCTTGCCTTCGGGTGTAAACCCCATAACTATATCCTCTTGGTATTAGATCCTTATCTCACTTCGGAGATACTTAACGCAAGATTACACCAAGGGATAAACAAAAGCAAGGGGGCTAGGTAAAAACACCAATAAAAAAGGACAACCTGACGCTTGGTCAGATTGTCCTGCTAGATAAGACTAAACTACTAGATTGCTAGTGAGTTACTATGACATTTCCTGAGACAAGATAGAAAAGATGTAACTTCATATCATCGACAGATACCTTCATCTTGATGCCTGTCCCTTCGATTGGTTGATTGTCCTCCATGACTTTCAAGATAGTAAACTTTTCTTGGTAGTTCTTGGGCAAGTCGTAGGTAGACTCCAACTTACTAATCGTATATGTTTGCAAGTCCACCACGGTTAGTTTCTCTTCCCTATCAACATAGACAATTACACCTTCCCGAGACGACAAGGCATTACCTACCGATTTTGCTATTCGGCAAGTGTTTTGCGCTTCTTCAAACCTTGGGCTTGTTACCTCTTGCAAAAGTTTTGCATCTATGGGCACGGGGCTTCCCTGTATTACGCTAACTGTATAGGCAAACGCCGTTTGGAAAAAAGGTCTGCACCGATGCTCTATGTCGTTTGATGCATGGTAGATTAGACCACTCATTTCTGACCGCATCGCCTCATAAAACTTTTCTGCCAAGACATTCGGGGCATCTTTGACAAATACCTCCCCCGCAATCTTTAGCGCAGACTTTAGGCTGCCCGTCATTTTCAGATGGGCATCCCCCCGCTCTTTCCTAATCTTCCTAGAGTAGATCCTGTATGAAAAATAATGCCCCTTACTTCTAGAGTAACTCTCATACCAACTTACTACACCAAGTTTCTGATCTCCGCTAAATACATCAAACACATTGATCTTTCGGGCGTCCCCAATTGATCCTAGGTTGGCAGCGTTGGTAGCGTAAAACTCTAGATTCGGCATCACAGCAAACAACTGCTGCACTAGCATTTCCAACTCAGGACAAACCTCGTTGCCTTTAAATTTCTCACCTTTGTGTATCATAGTAGTTACCTATCCCTTTGTGGTTACCAATCAAATTTACCTAAGATCTCATCGACCTGACTCTTCACATGCTTACGCACATGGGTGCTTTCCTTCAACTCATCGATCTCTACCCCAAGGATTGCCTGAGAAAGATCCTTACGAGCAGCCTCTAACTTAGGATCTTTAGTGATGTTGAGTTTCTGCATCAGGTCAATTAGTTCCGACGCATTGGACAGCAGGGTTTTGTGAAAGCCTTTGCGCTCCCCATCCTCTTTATCAGCAAGACGATCTGACATATGTGTCAGACAGTCGTGAACCCTGTCCCATATATCCTTCATCGCATCCTGTACTCGGTTGTTGAAAGTGTTTTCGTATTGGTCTACCAATTCCTTCGCAGCCTGCTCGCCAATGTCTACCCTGAAGTCTCCCGCGTTGGGTAGGGGAGAGAACAGATAACTAAACCGAAACTTTTTGGCAATCAAGTCGGGTTCGGGGTACTCGTTCCTATCAAATAGATCACCAAGTTGGAACGCTGCTGCACTAATTAGCGTTGGGTAGGCTACTAGGAAGTTGTTAACCAAGCGGTTGTAATTATTTTCGCACTCGCTTAGTTGCGCCTTGTAGTCCAAGAAGTTCTCCATCGTGATGATGCGCGAACCCGAATCGCTCCAAGGTAGCGTCTGCTTGTGATGCCACAGGCGTGCGTTGTTGGTGTACTTAATCACCGCATCAAGGGCTTGGCTACCGGCAAGTAAGTTCTTGTGGTAGTTCCCTGCGCGGGTCTTGGTTGCCTTGCTTGCATCGACTTCCTCGGAAACCTTCTTGTCTAGTTTCCTAGCAGTCCAATTGCTGATGTTTAGTTCTACAAGCATGGCGCTTGTGCTTAGGTTAAATGGTGCGTAGGTCATTTCACTTTCCTTTCTTGGAAAAAACATTATTTAATTCTCGGTTGTATATCTTCGTTAAGTCTGCAATCCAATCAGACAACAGATCTAGCCCAACAACATCTTCGGGCATTTGAGTCCAATCTATTTTTACTTCTCCCTCTTCTGTTTTAGTGTTGTACTTCAGGCTTCCTAGTTTCATATCACTCTCCTTATTCAACACAAACGGCTTGCCCGACCTTGGGCTTAAACTCATTGTTGCCTACCACGCACCACAACACAGGCACACCAAGTTCTTCCCACTTCGTAGTCTCGTGACCAAAGAACACCCCGTCAGTCAACATCACGATGCATTGTGGTTTGATTCCCTTCTTTAATAGGAAATTAGGAACACAGTCTGGGTCTGTCCCACCACCCCCCGCAGGTTTAGTTGAGTTGACAAAGTTGCTGACTTCCGCACCCGCATAGATTTCATGTCGTGCCACATGGGTGTCCCAATACATCATGTCGATGATCTCAGGCTCAACATCGTCGCAGATAAGTTTTGCTTCGCCTAGAAACCTACCAAGGATCTCTCCACCAATCGAACCCGATGTGTCAGTCCCGATAGATATGCGCTCGGCTTTGAACCCAATCGTTGATGGCATGATGATGTCCACACCAAGATACCTACGATTTGGTCTGCGCCATGTCGATTCATCCAAGCCTTTGGTATGCGCCTTCACAAAATCACGCAGGGCTTCTTTCCAATCTACCTTGGGATGCAGTAGTTCTTCGATGCCCCTTGGCACATTGCCTTTCATCTTACCGGCAAGGATCGCACCCTCACGCAAGGCATGGTCAATCTCTTTACCAAGTTCTTGCTCATCTTCTTCAGACATATCAGATGCGCCTTCCCAATCATGCTCGTCAAACTCTTGGGGGTCACCACCTTGACCACCTGACGAATTGTCAGGTTGTCCATTACCTTTACCTTTATCACCACCTTTACCACCTCCATCACTACATTCCTTCTTTAGGATTTGGTAGACTTGCATGGTATCCATACCACGATACTTCTCATCGATAAGACCAAGGGGATTACCTAACTCATCTTGAGGCATCTCGACTGTGATGCGCTGTGGGTCATAGTCTTGGATCTGTAAGTTAATCACATAGTCCATCGCCATGTTTGCCAAGCGTGCGTTCTCTTTGGCAATGTTCTTCCAAACCATCATGTGCCGATATGCCTTGTGCATGGCTTCATGGATTACTAGGAAAGCCAACTGTTTGTCGTTTATCCTATCCACAAATGCACGACCATACTCGACATTGCGCCCGTCTGTGCGTGCAGTAGGCACTTTGTCAGAGATGGTTACCTTGCCAATCATAAACACGCCTGAGAATAGGCAGAAGTTTTTCTCCCGCATCAATTGCACATGAGTGCGCTCAATGCGTTGCTCTGCAGTTAGTTTAGCCATTATCTTTCAACTCCATTTCTACACCATCTTCGGTGCGGGTTATTACAACTCTTCCCGATACGATTCCTCGTAGCATAGTCTCTACCATGTCAAACCTTTTGCTAACAACATATAGACGCCACGCTAAGAACATCGATAGCGTTGCAAACAGCGTAGTAATTTCAACCATTTTCTTTCCTTTCAAATAAAACATTCAATGCAGGGTCAAGTACGATGCAGTCTTTGGCGGGAACCCAACGATTCCATATCGCTTTGGTATTGATTGCACTAACAAACCACAGAGTGTCGTCACCAAAGTGATCTTGTCTGTACAAAGCCCATACATCGCCTTGATATAGCACATACTCGATAGCCATGATTAGAACAAGTACTGATGCTCACGCATCCAATCGACAAATGCGCCACTCGTCATAAGCACTTGCTTCTTCTCGCTGTGCTTAGTAGCAGACAAGCAGAACACACTCTGTAACTCAGTCGGCGTGCGCTTCAGGTAAGTGAACCACTTGCTGATGTTGGCTCGGTCAACCCGTTGAATTGCGCCGTAAGCCATGATGCATAGAGCAGCAGGGGAAGTCGGGACTTGTGCGTTGGCAGGGTCATTCATCACTTGTTCCCATGTTGGTAGACTATCAGCAACATCGACATACGCGGTCAGATCCCTCGCTGCAGATTCACCAATCGTGCCAACCAAGCCAACAATCAAAGCGTTCTTGGAAATCTTGTCGCGTTTCTTGATGATGTTTGACGCACGATGCCCTGAGCGTGGCGAGAAGAATGACCGTTTCGGGAACTTAGGATTGAAGATGTACGGATTGTCAGCCTGTGATGGATCTAGGTAGGATGCCATAGCATGCGGATAAGCCTTGACCCATGCCAACATCTCGGGAGCGATCCCACCCTGACTACCCCACTCCAACCATTCCTCTGCAGTTGGCTTGCGTACCGGCATCACAGTAATGCGGTTTAGCGAGTGTGCCTTTAAGTTATCGCCCACCCCGTCGCTTGAGTTGTTACCCGCCGTTATCACGATGGTGTCGGGATGCAGTTTAAAGTTAGCAATCCGCCTCTCGTTGAGCAGGGGATGCAAGGTGTTCTGCACCGCTTGGCTAGATGGTTTAGTAAACTCATCTAAGAAGATCACCATAGGCTCAGACTTGTGGAACCCCCATGCGTCGTTGGGGTACAGGCTCGTTGTCTTAGTCTCATGGTTCGGCATCGGTATGCCAATCTCGCCCAACTCTAGATTCGGCACATCCATGTACACACCCTTGTAGCCGGTGCGCTCTACGATACGCTCGAACATCGCGGTCTTACCAACTCCAGGCTCACCTACCAAATGCACCGCATTCTCGTTGCCAAAAGCAATGATAGATTCTTCGGCTTCTGCTAGAGATACTTCTGATGTCATACGAATTTCCATAATAATTTCCTCTTGATTTAAATGATTTGATTGCGACATTCTGACGGGATGTCAGGTTGTCTTTCGGTTGACAAAATACTTTGCATTGCTATCGGCTACGAATTCCCCCAATGGTTGAACAACATCATCAAATAGGCCTTCACAAAACTCTAACTTCAATAACTCCATCAGATACTTCCTAACTCGGTCAGGGCTACACTCGGACACATAGCCGTTGCCTGTCCACCGTTGCTCTGATGCACTCGCTTGTATCGTAAAAAGAAGCGGATACATTTTCTCGGCATCGTTTGTCTGCGATGCTTCCAAGACTCGGTTGATAAACTCAGTCCGCGACTGCGCGATGTTGTTTCGGTTGTACCGAATCTCCCTTGCAGAAATAGGCAAGTACGGAATCCCCAATCTACTAGCCGATTTAGGTTGGACTTTGGGGAGAAGCCCGCGCCAATACTCTTCTCCATAGGTTCGCACCAAGGCATCAAACTCTCCCGACATTTCATGTCCTGATTTAGGCTCTAGAAGTTTCGACATATCAGATGCGTATACGGAGAACGGCTTAAGTTTCTGCAAAAGATCCTTCCACCTCGCTCGGTTCAATACCTTGGCAACCTCGGGTGTCGGGTCTATGGGCGTGCCGGTTTCATCAATCCGCAGACCATTTTTACCAATAAGGAAGAATTTGCCGGTACTCAATTGCTTGTAGTAAATCTTGCCCTTGTACCTAGCAAACTTAGCCATACCAAAAACACCCTGCAAAAACATAAGCGTTGTGGGCGAGTCCCATCCACCAACCCCAAACTCCACCATGCCGTTCTCGTAAAACTTAACGACATCGGTTCTATGGAATCTGCAGAAAATGGCGTTGCCCTGCAGGGTTTCAACCTTGAGTATCTGACTGCGCTTGTACCGCCGGTTCCAACCCAACGGCACAAGCCCCTTGTCCTTCCCCGCACGCAGAGGCTCGGTCTTGCTATACCGATACAGAGCATCCGCATAGTTCTCTAACTCCGGCAGATTGTCCGGCAAACTAGTTCTTCCCCAAGTCATGTTATTTATCCTTTCTCATATCTAGCCAAATTACTATACCGATACCAACAACCACTATTACTACGAACCACACTAACTCTTGGGCAGCCTGAGCAGCCATGCCTGAGTCAACCCACCAATTAGTTTTCATCTGATTTCTCCAATTGTTTAATGTGCTCGGCTAACCGTCGTTTGGCTTGCCGATGGTATAACCGTCGTGCTCTTGGATCCTTGCGCTTACCGCAACATGGGCACTTCATACCGCCTATGCCACACATATAGGTGCGCTTAAACAGTCCCTTCACTTGTCACCCCCTTTTTTATCACGCCACGCCAAGTACCCATCTCGACCCTCTTAACTATCTCTTTCTCTAAAAGCGAGATATAAATTTCATCCCGCACCCCTTTTGATATCAGTTCCTTGTACAACCCTTGGGTCATGAGTAACTCAGCGTCACTCATCGCTGTTGGGTTCCTCATTTGTCATCCCCTCCCGATATGATGCAAGCCAAAAAGTACACGCAGAACGCAATACAGATCAGACCAAGTGCCCCGTTCAAGGCACGCAGAACCTCGGCGATCTCAGCCATTTTGCCTCCCCCTCGTTGCGTTGAGTTCGGCTTTGAGTACAGCGATGTCGAACCGCAGACTGCCAATCTCTTTGTCCCTGCTCTCTAGCATCTTTCCAAGCCGGTCAATCTCCCACCGCAGATCCCATCCCTCTCGCTTTGGGTTGAAGATATATGGGTTTGCAGCGTTGATCAGGGCATCCACCGCACCGACATTCTGACCATCTGTCAGGTTGTCGCAATACTTCATCCACTCTTCCTTGCTGATCTTTCTTGGCTTATTCATCGAACAATACCTCCCTTGTTGTTAGCGCCTACGGCTGCTGTCCTAGCGTACTCAGGAGTGAAGAACATCGGCCCCTGCTTGTGTAGTGTGAGCACGCACCACGACTTCCTGTCGGCCTTGGCTTTGACCTCACCGCATGGTTTGCAGATGAGATGCCCGTAAGCAGCACGCTTTTTGCCAATGCCGTTGACATGACACTTGGTGCAGTAGCCGTTGGTACGGCGTGCTCGTAATCGTTTGTATAGGTTCATAGGTAGATACAGTCCTCTTTGGTTGGTTAGTAATTACGACAAACTGACAAAGTGTCAGAATGTTCGGGTTTTGTGGGTGCAATGTTCTTAGAACATTTGAAATTAGAACAATGCGAAATAGGCGAATTCCCACTCTCTTATTATAGCATAGGTAGTTTACAAAGTCAAGTTAGGAAACAGTTTGCAAGGCGCTGTGTCGGCTGTAAGTCATTGATTGTTCGTAGGATGTTGTGGGTAATGTACAAATGGGGGTTGCAATGTTCTTGGAGAGGGAGAGAAATTCGAACAAAAGAATGGCTTGTGGACGCCATTGTACCGAAATTGATGTAATGTTCTGAATGTTCTAAAAAAGAGAAGAGAGATTAAGCCTACGCGTGACCCCCTGCGTATGTATCCGATAAACACTTGCGGGGAGCCTCGTTCTCTCAGGATTTATTTTATTTTGGCGACCCTTGTGTGCCAAAAAGTCCGAACATTAGAACATTGCTGAAAAATCAATGACTTGC